TAACGGCACGACGCTTACGTTTCTTCTCTTCTTTCGCATACTCTTTAAACTCTTGGTCAGCACCCTTCACTGCATCGATACGCATACGTAGCGTATCAATAAAGGGGGACGCATATTGCATATGTCCATATCCCTCACCATCATCATCAAGGAATTCAGCAACATCTGCCTCTGCGATGAACTTCATCTTTACGTCTTGTTGTTTCTTTTCCTTTTGGATCCGACGCAAGAATGCATACCATGAGATCTGTGTAAAGTAAGCAAATGCGTTTGGTTTGCCCGATCGGGTTGCAGCTTCGATATCGTAATTCTCGATCGCCTTGAGACAGTTCTCGACCGCATCCATGACCATCTCTTCACGATAGGTATAACGAACAAAGTTTGCTTTATGAGAGAGACCCTCTGCGATCTTTAGGAAGCAGGAAGCGATATAATCTGTGACGATCGGTGTGGACTCACCGACATCTTTTGCCTCTTGGGCAGAAGTACAGTACTCGACGACTGCGTTAGAAAAGTCTCTATTATTGACGTAATGTGGTCTTTCTTTAGGTTTCATGATATACAACTTCCAAATTTTAATGCGGTAATTATACCTTATTTTGACTTATATGTCAACCCAATTCCTGTATTATAGGCGACTCTTTGTCTCAATTCACTTGAAGAAAATCTATGAGATCTTTCATTAAAATAAAACTCTATTCCCCGTTTACGACCGATATCCTTTCCGGTGAAATCCTTCTCACGATATTCTTCGCCCAATATCTGAACATCCAAATTATATAGAGACAAAATATCTTCGAGATCTCGTTCCGTTTGGTATGGGATAATTTCATCGACATAACTAACCGCCCTCAGTTGAGTGTATCTTTCAACCAAAGTCTGTATGGGTTTGTTTTTGGTGTTGGGACGATCGATGGTGGGGTCTGTCTGTAGACCTACTATCAGGTAGTCACACCGATCTTTAGCGTGACGTAGAAGTTGGACGTGACCTGCGTGTAGAAGGTCGAACGTTGAACATGTGAAGCCTATTTTCATAATATTTTAAAAAAAGTGTTGACAGAATCTGATTTATACTGTATAATCTCTTTAACCAAAGGGGAGAATAGTATAGCTCTAGTTCTTAATCATTCCTTCTACGTCAGAATCCATGAAGTCATTACCACGATCCATTTCATTTAAGAACTCTTCTAAAGATAAGTCATTCTCCCATTCATCGTCTTGATTCTTGAGTTCCTGAGATTCATTATATTCTTTCATCTCTTTAATGGCTTCAGTATATTGTCTTTGCATCTCTTCAGTAGGAACGGCAACAGACATTACCTTATCAAAGAAAATGATAATAACGTTTTGAGGGCTGTCTTGATAAACCATAAACGTCTTAAATGCATAGTACTTATCACCAGTGCTTAGATCTTTTTCAATTAAGGATAACGCGTTACGGATGACAATAGAATCACCAGTTTCACTCATCAACTCGCATACCAGTTCTTCACCTGTTACTAACTTTAGGTGTTTAACCGAAGAGATTGCTTTCGACATCTTGTTCCACTCTTATTGGTTTTAAGTTTATGGGATAGATCTTATATCTAAATCCCTCTTTAGTATATATCTTAATCCTTTCACCGCTATGTTTCAGTGTAAAGTTTTTGTGACTCCTAATATGAAGATCATCAGCAATATCAAAAAGTCTAGTAGTCCGACCATCATCAGACTTACGAAGACCACGACCAATCGATTGGAGTACTTTGACTTGAGACTTGGATGGTGTCGCAAATACAATATTATGAAGATTGCGGATGTTAATACCAGTACTAAAAGTACCAAGAGAAGCAACGATAATTGCATCATTTTCCTTTTCTACTATCCCTCTTATTTGTTCTCTGTCTGTGGCATCTACTTCACCAGATACGTAGAATACTTTACGTCCTTCTTCAGCCATAGACTTGATCATCTCGTGCAGAACCTTACCATGTTTCTCAACAAATTGGAACATCACGAGGGTGTTTCCCGATTGATCAATTGCCAGTTTACTGATAAATCGATTACGGGGTTCGTAGGTGACGATCGCATCTAACTCTTCTTGATACGTCATCTCCTTGACTTGTTGGCAGACATCATTGTGATACCTCAAGAGGAGAACAGAGATATCCAAGTCTGCGAGTTGATTTTCCTTCTGGAGTTGAATCGTTCGTGTAACAGTGAACGTAGGTCCAAACAGACCTTCCAGAACCAGTTTGTTTGTCTCCGTCCCATCGAGAGTACCCGTAAGACCGAAACGGTATTTTGCGTTGACACACTTGTCCATCATGGTAGTCAGAGACTTCGCCTTGAACAGGTGGACCTCATCACCAAAGACTGATTCGAACTGTTCGAACCACTCCTTACCGAATTTGTAAATGGATTGCCATGTAGATATTATGACACGTTTGTCCGTAACCTTCTCCTTACCGGAGTAGATACGATGACAGAACTCTTCTACGTCGTAACCGTATTCCTCGAAGTCCTTATACATCTGCTCCACCAGAGACGTGGTTGGGACGATGACTAAGATTTTTCCTTCGGTGACTTCGTAGCAATACCGTAAAAGATTGTATATAATAAATGACTTCCCGCTACCAGTGGGAGAAAGAAGGATACATCTTCGGTGCTCCACCCCATGAGAAATTGCCTTGTATTGATAGTCTCGTGGCTTAAAAGGAGCATCAAGCAGAGATAGAAAGTCAATAAGGGCAGGATGGTCGATGTCTTCACGGAACGAAGGAATCCCATAAGTCTCATGTTCAACAATCTCCAGTGGGTAGAAACGATCCGCGCAGAACTTCCGTAGGTGCGTGTAGAGACCCACGTTCATCTGTTTAGTCATCATGTTATAGAGTTTGACTTTTCCGTCCCAATGTCGAGACTTATATGCAGGCATGTACTTGTAGCCAGGGACAAAGAACGAGAAGTATTCCTTCAACTCATTCTCTTGGGCTGGATGGGCCTCTACCATAAAATGGGAGTAGTCTTTCATCCTAATGCGAATCTTGTTATCCACCAGCCTCAAATCGACGATAATCAATCATGTTCTTGATCGTCGAATGCCTCCATTTGATCATGTTAAGAATATCTGTAAGACTATCTATCTGTGCTTTAAGTGCGACGATTCTGTCTTCAGACTTAGAGATCTCTGGGTCGGAGTCGTAATAGTAGTCCATTTCACCCTTGAGAATCTTGAGACCGTTGAATGGATCTGGATCCCACCCCTTCTCCTGTAGAGTCTGTGGGTCCATCTTACCGTTGTAGTACAACCACTTCTCCTTCAACAGGATCTTCTGTGACGCCTCTGCGCGACGTAGGGTAAGTTTGGTTACGGTGAGGTATTCTAAATACTTTGCGTGTAGCATGGGGATTTGACGTGATGTCTCATCCAGTTGGTGCATAGGAATAACAGAGTCCTCTGTCCACTCCTTGTGTATCACTTCAATATTAAGCATGTATAATCCGTGGGGTTTTCAAAACTACATTATATCACATATTGGTGATCGTTTCAATACAATCTTTCCAATAGTCTTCGTCATGACCCAATACGTAACTGAGAGTCATACGGTAACATTCTGTTCTTGCTGCATGGTAGACTACATTACCTGAGTCGTAGTCTCCAAAGTATCCCGCTTTGCAATTCCACCCCTGTTCGTCTTGAACCGTTATGACCTGTTCTGTCTTGGGGTCGACATATTTGAACCACCCATCTCCTCTCTCGGACCACGTAAAGATTACGTTATATGCGGATGCGTCTGCGTTGTTGTGCCAACCGATGAACCCGCCTGGTGGGTAGAGTGTTGAGAGCGCACTGTGTTGCACACCTAGTTCCTCCATAAAACTGGAGTTCAGTGCGTTCCACGTCTTGCGGTATTCTTCTGGGTGTGTCCCAAAGTAGTGATCGGGTTTGATGGGATAACAGACGGAGTTCTCTGCGGCACCTCTGTGGTCACGACCTTCGTCAATGACACGCCACATCTCCTCTTCGCCCGTGTAGTGGTCTGACTGTCCACGCAACTCCTCGACCAGACATCGGTTTGTCTGTTCGGGTTGATACAACTCTCGATACGTATATCGGAAGTCTTCCAAAATCTCCAAGAGGTTCCGGTTCTTTATGTCCAATTTTACCATCATGATATAGTGAATTTGGTATACTTAAATGTGGCGTCGTAAGTTATATATGCAACGTCTCCAGCAGTGGAGTTCAACTCAATAGATCCAAGTTGGATAGGAAGGCATCCCTCATACTTGATCTTTATGTTTGCGTTGTTATGACTGGTTAGAATAATGACCGTAATGTCTTGAGACAGGTCTTCTGAGGTGTCGACCGTTCGCTGCATCCAGTCTTGCATTTCCTTATACGCGGACATGTCCTCATCTAGGATCAACTGCATCGATAGATCTGCATATTCGATGGTATCTGCGGCAACAGGGAATCTCTGGATCTTTGCAATTGCTCGATCCACTGCGTTTGCACTAGAGCCAGGGTGTGTTACTGACTGTGCAAAGAATTCTAGGTTTCCGTATTTTGCGCGATCGATGACGACACGGAATCCCGTAGGTTGCAAGAAGTTTGTGTTGGATGTTACGCTCATAATGAATCCTCTTAGTCACTTTATTTATACACAAAAAAAAGGGAGTCCGAAGACTCCCCAAAATGACTAGTAGACTAGTTCTTTTTATTATTTTTTTACTTAGCCATTAGGTTGTCAACACGGAAGATACGGTAGTATGTGTTTTGACCTTGTGTATTAGCTAGATCGTGCGGTTGTTGTGCACCAGCGACGAATGGGTTTGCTGCCATGCCGTAACGAGTCTTGAAACCAATCTTAGGCTGGAACGTGTTCTCAGCGACTGCTTTCATCATCTGTAGTGGGACGTATGGGCAGTAGAACATACCTGCGTCATATGCGTTTGTTCCCTTATAACCTACAGTTACGTAATCAACGTCTGCGTATGGGTCGATAAAGACACGGATACGACCGTTGATTGTACCAGCGAATGTGTTACCTGTTGTATCAACAGTTAGACCAGCGCCTGGCTGATAGTCTAGTGAACCAGCAGCTGCAAGTGCAGTTGCAACATCAGCAGAACAAACTACGATGTTACCCTTACCGCGACGTGTGTCCTTCGCAATTGCGTTTGCTTCACGTTCGATCTGCATTGCAAGAGCCTTGAACTTCTCTGCTGACCAACGACCGTCTGCGTCTGTAGAGATATCAAAGATACCGCCACCAGATGTCGCAGAAGCGACGTTAGATGTTTGTGCACCTAGTACCGCCTGACCGTTGATTGAACGAACGATTTCGCGGTTGATTTCTGCAAGGATTTCTGTAGACAGAATGTTTGCAAGCTCTGTCTCTGCGTCTAGACCGTGGATTGCCTTTAGGTCTTGCGCAAGTTCTAGTGAGTACTCAGCCTTCAGTGCGCGTGACTTAGCAACAACGCTCTGCTTCTCGATTGAGAAACCCATCTCTTTGAAAGATCCTTCAGCCTCACCTAGAGACTCAGCAGCGCTTGTAGACATTGCACGGCCAGGTAGACCAAGTGTACGTCCATTCTCTAGATCTGCTAGACCTGAAGATTCGCCTTGCTGACCAACTGCGCCAGAGAAACCTGACTTAGGCTCTTCTAGACCTAGTGCTTCTGCACCAGTTTGGGTGTCATAGTGCGACTTCATCGCGAAGATTAGACCAGTTGGACCAGACATTGGCTGGACACCACATAGGTCGTATGCCATTAGGTTTGGCATTGCGCGACGTACTAGTGAGATTAGAACTGGATCCCAGTTCGCGATCTGACCGCCAGTTGCGTTAGTTGGTGCTTCTGTTAGAAAACCTTGCATTGAAGCGCGCTCTTCCATTAGAGCTTTTTCTTGGTTTTCTAGGACGGCAGCAGTTACTGCCTTACGTAGTGGATCAGTGATCTTGCCAGCAGATTCTTCGTTAAGTACTGGTGACCACTTCTCAATCAATGTATCGAATGATTGCATTTTACTATTCCTTATTGCTTAGTGGTTTTACGAAGAGCGTGTAGGTAATTCTCCATTACAGATGAAACCTCTACTTCTTCCTCTGTCGTTTCTTCGACAGATTCTTCAAGTTGCTCTGGGATTTCTTTTGAGAAGTATGATTCCTTGACAGTGTTAACTTTCGCAACGAAAGATTCTTCGTTCTCGAAGTCAACGCTTTCTAGGAGACCCTTTAGCTTCTCCGCTTGTGTATCTGCTAAATCACGTGATGCCTCAGCGATGATAGTGTTACGCTTATAAGTTTCAAGTTCTTCAGCTAGTGAAATTGCATCGCCAGTAGTGTTGTTTAGACGTTCTTCTAACTCTTCTACTTGTCCTGCAAGTTCGTCAACTAGGTCGACCTTGGCTTCTGGAACTTCGATGTATGACTCTACGAATAGGTCACGCATGTTGTTCATGAAAGACTCTGCGACTTCAGTACGTAGACCGTTCTGAATAGCAATCTTGTTATCTTCCATCCAAGTTTCAACTACATAGTTTAGGTATGAATCAACCTTACCGACTAGGTCAGTTTTGATTGTTTCGACTTCTTCAGCAAGTTCTACCGCGTAGTTCTCTTCAAGACGTGTGACCTCTTCTGAAAGCTTTGACTTTACAGCCGCTTCGAAGATTACAGATGTCTTTTTCTTGAACTCTTCCGATAGAGTCGCTTCACCTTCAACAATCGCAGCAAGTTCAGAAGCAGTGTCTACTTCTTCTGTTGCTACTAAGTCTTCGGAGTTTGCAACACCTTCATGCATCTTGTCATAAGCAGCTTGAACATCTGCCTTAGTAGATGTCATTAGCTTATTATGCATTGCGTTGATCATTCCCGCCTTGGTTTTTGGTGGGGTAGCCTTTGGAGCAGCTTTCGCAGCCTTGTCTACCGAAGCAATTGCTTCTGGCTCAGTGACTGCATCTTTGTTTTCTGGAGCTGCTTCTTCGAGAGTTTCCTCCACGATTTCGTTAGTTTCAATCTCGGTATCGCGGATTTCACTTTCTACTGCTTGATTTAAATCAGTCATAGTGACTCCTTTATAGTTTAGATTTGATTAACGAGAGGAAATTCTTGAATTCACGAATCTGCACTTCAGGACGATGTGTGATAGGTGCTTGCTTAATTTCAGTCTCTATATCTTCAATAGCTTGAGGTTCTAAGATTCCATTATTCCAGACCCAATCTACACCTTCCATAATCCCATTAACAAATGCTTCAGGTGCTGATGGATCTTGCACGATATCTACCGTAGCAAGAATAAAATCATCTTTGACGTACATTACGCCGTTTTTACTCTCAAGACTTCCCATTCCACGAGTTGACACACCTAGTTGAACACCTCCTTCTAAGAGACCTTTCACTATCTGACCCATTGGGGTATCCAATATTTGTGCCTTTCCAACCACATCATTTCCTTCAAATTTCAAGTCAGTAATGAGGTGAGAAACTTTATCCAAGTTAACAGTCGGACCTTCAGGGTGATTGAGTTCCCCAACAGCACGTTTTTTGCTAACTTGATTTTCAACATACGTATTTACCGCCTTCTCCATAATTGGTTTTGGGTAGATACGTCCGTTACGATTCTTTTTGTCTGCCTGAGCGAATACACCTTCAATGACAAAGTTCTTCTCGCCGTTCTCTTTGGCTTCAACGATGCATTCAATGTCGTTTTCTACGAATTCGCTAATCAGCTTCATTTTATTTTCCTAAGTCCTTCAGGACTTGTTTTGCGGTTGTTTCCGCTTCTTTTTGCGACTTAAAGGTATCGACAGAATCTCCGTCGATTGTTAGATGGAATCCTTTCGCGACCTTAGTAATGACAACAGGATAACCAGACATCTTCTTGTTGAAGACGACCTTATCTTTTGCCTCACGAATTTCTTGAAAAGTTTTCATCTTGTCTCCTTATTAGTCTATTTATACACGAAAAGTTTTTAACATCGATTTTATTCGAAATCGTCCGCTTCTTCGCCGAACTCCACATCGTCAAAATCACCTGACTCAAGTGCCGCATCGATTTCTTCGTCAGTTACTTCTAAATCTTCCTCTTCAACACCGTTGAAAATATGATTCGCGACATTAACTCTTTCCGCGTCTAATGCGTCTTGCACTTTATCATTTATAAGAGTGTTGAATAACTCTTCAGCAGAAGCAAAGTTACCAACTTCAAGTGCCCCGATTAAATTTTCTGTT